CATTGGGTTATCACCAGGAGCACTTGCAGGATATTGCTTCTTAGGTCTGTTAAGTCCACCACTTAGTCCAATTAACTGGTCTTCTGTGTCACTGTACTCTTCTTCAGGCTCATTTGCGTATTCTTCAATTTTGTCTGCATAGTTTTCATAACCTGCTAATTGAAGTATATCTTGTAGTTCTTGAACTGGAACACTTACCATTGCATCGTCTTCGCAACCACAATCTTCTTCCATTTCAATATCATTTTCTTGAATCTTTGATTCTAAAACTCCACCTTCTAAATCATAAGCAACATCATTTAATTCATCCATTATTTGATTGAATGTGGTCATATCTACCTTGCTTGCAATTACATCTAAGTCACCATCATATTTGGTAAACAAGTTATTAAAAGTAGGAGCATTATCATCTAGATACTCAAGAGCGGCATCACCATATTCGCCTACAAAATTATATACTTGATCATATCCCTTTTGTAATAGTTCAGCTGTTAATGGTGCTTTTTTTGCTTCATTCATTCTGTCTTCAATTTCTTGTCTAATCTCATCGTAGTTTTGACCTGGATACTTTTTCTCAAACTCTTCTTTACCCATGCCTTCTTCTACATCTTGGATCATATCTTTGACCGCACCTTCTTCAACTGGTTGCTCTTGCTCCAATGAGATTATTTTATCTAAGTATTCTCTCATATTGTCCATATTCATTTTACTTTCCTTATGTGTTTGCACCAGTGATGCGTTTAATCATGTTCTTATTTGCTACTTTTGTAGTATTATCACTTTTTGGATTAGCTAGTTTAAGTGGATCTGCGTTGCCTTTTTTATCTGAACCTTTAAATATATCTCCAAAAGAATTTGCAATACGATTTATAAAATCATCGCCAACTTTTTTCTCAGGTTGCTTTGGTCCTTGGGCAATACTATAATTGCCTTGTGCATCTTTTTTATACATATTAGGTGCCATGGGTAAACCTGTAAATCTATTTCTATTATCAGGTCCACGTAGTTTATCAATGTCTTTATAAGGTGTTTTGGGATTTACTTTGCCTATTGTATCTGGCATATCTAATTCAGGACCTGTAATAAATCTGCTATCTGGACCACCACTCTTTGGTGTTGTCTTTGGTCTAGGAGTTGGCATTGCTCCTGGTTGTCCAAACTGTTTCATTGCAGCTCTTGTCTGTGGACCCATTATACCATCTGCATCTATTTTAGCACCTTTTGCAATTAAACTTTTTTGTAATGCTAGTGTACTGTCATAATTTTTTGTGTTAGCCGCAGTTGCTTTTACTTTTTTAGGACCTTGTATCTTATCAAGCGGATCAGGTTGTTTTTGTCGACCTTGTATCTTATCAAGCGGATCAGGTTGTTTTAGTTTAGGAAGTTCTTTTTTAATAACCTTACTTGAGTCTTTTTTGTCATCCTTTTTATAAAATGGATCTAATTCTTTACCTTTGTCACTTACTTTTTTACCTAAATTATTAAAAAAGTCTATGAACGGTCTAGCACTAGGATTTGTTTTACTAACTCTTTTAGGAAGTTGGTAGTCTTGTGGTACAAGGCCTCTTTTCTTTAAACGGTCTAACTGTAATTTAGTTGGTGTTCTATTTGTGCCAGTGTAGTAACCTGTTTCTAAATCAATCTTTTCATTAACAGTAGATTCCTCTTCTGCTATAATATCTTTTAAAGAATCTATTGCTTTATATAGGTCGTTCATTACTTTGCCTTTTCAAACTCATACTTACGGGTTTCTAATCCTTTAAGCATATTTTCGTTATACTTGTCACCAAAACTATCTTCTGCTTTGACGTCTTTTGCATCTTTGTAATCCGGATCATCTAATTTTGCACTATACTCGTCACCTTCTTCTTTGATTGCTTCTTCACGAGCAATCTCTTCTGGATGATCACTGTTGATAACAACTAAATGACTTGCGGGTACACCTACTACTTCAGTTATATAACTGTAAAGTTGATGAGCAGTAACTGGATAATTTAATTCTGCATCCATTATAAAAACTTCTGCATTTTTTAAAGTTTGAAAATCCATAGGATGTTCTTGTATTGGAGTCTTTTTAGGCTTACTTATACTAGCAACTTCATATTTTTCTAATGCAGTTTCTAGTTTATTCATTGTTTCGTCATCTAACATTTCAGCCATTTTAATACGAAACTTATATTTTTGTTCGCTTTCTACAAGGTAACTTTTAAAACTTTTCATCTTTGTGATCCTTTTATATGTATGTATTTATTCCTTTTTGTGTGTATTACGTCCTAAAATTTCCTGTAATAACTGTGTACGATCTATAGCATGTCCTTGTCCATCCTCTAAATCATCGCCATTGTCTCTTGCCTGTTTTGCAAGTTTAGCATCTAATGTGGCTTTCTTAATTTGTAAATCAACCATACGCAGTTTTTTATTAACTTTGTGTTGTTTTGCACTTAAAGCAGTATCTAACATACGACTTGCGTTGTTAAATATTTCTCCACTAAAACGTGCTTCCACATTCATACCCAAGTCCATTAGATCCTTAAAAGTATCTTTTGCTAAGTCTGCTATTTCGTCCATTTCTTTGTCACTGGTATCTAATTCTCTAACACTTGGTAATGCTGCATCAATTTTATCTACATTAGCCATGGCAGTTTGCAGTTCAGGGATATCGTCTGCAGTTACAGTATCTATGTTTTTAATATTTTCTTCTTTAGACAAAGGCATTTCTTCGCTAACTTCAACATTAAAAAGTTCCTCTAGTTTTTTTGTCATGTGAGTTCCTAGTTATTATACTAGTACTTATTTACTAACGTTTGCCGTTGTGAAAAATATCTTCTTCAGTAACAACTCTAAAGCGTAAGCCTTTATGCTTAGCCCATTTAGCTGCAGCTTCCCATTTTGCATGATTAAGAGCTATAGCAAGTTTTTCTTGTTTGCGTGTTTTTTCTGTTAATATAGTTTGAGATTTGGGTTTTACTTCTATAAGTTCAGCATGTTTTTTGCCGTTCTTATCTTGATACATTACAACAAAGTCAGGTACATAAACTGTACCTTTTCCTGTTAGTGGATTACGATAAGGTATTTGTATTGCTTCACTTGCCCAGTTTACAACACTTGGATGATTGTCGCAGAACCGCATAAATGCATGTTCCCAACCACTTCTGTATCTTGGAGATTTGTTTCCACTATATTTTTGTGGGTTTTTCATTTCGTATATGCCGTTTGCAAACTTGTTACGACTAAACATGTCAAGCCTCTATTTGTCTAGCTATGTTTTCATTTGGCGTAATATTCTGTTCGTATCCCAATAAACTGGAACTACGTCTACTTAAATTTAAGAATGTAGGAATAGCACTTTTTAAATCTGCCACTCCTTCGAACTGTTGTATAATGTCTAGTATGTTAACATTCAGTTCGTTTGCTGCTTCTATTGTTGCTGCAGTAAGAGCAGCAGCAGCATCAGTATTTGCTGTTCTTGCAACAAAAAAACTTTTTGCAGCTTCGTATTCCATATCGGTCATACTGATTTGATTTGTAAAATAGTTTGTAAAATAATCCTGTACTCTTTGATCAAAATTATCTGCAGGTTGTACTAAAGGTAAATTTGTATCCTGTGCCATATTACGTTCCTGCGTCTACTAATTTATTTAAAGGATTATTTGCTAGACTAGTCTTTTCTCCAATATTTTTTGTATCACTTATTTTATTAGGAGTAGCTTTGGTACCACCAGCTGGTACTTTTTCTGCAAAACCTTTTAGAAATGGAACATCTTGTACAATGTTATTTTTTGTAGTCTGAATCATTTCTCCAAGTGAAAATATAATTCCATTATTAGATACTTTATCACTATTGTTAGGAGAAACAGAGTTTGTATTCTCACCTTTAATATAATTTACAATACCGTCTGTAACATTACCAGTAAAATCTTGAGCAAATCTATCTGCAACTCCAGTGATTGGAACTAATATGTTACTTGTAGGTTTCTTGCCTGTAAGTAAATTATTTGCAAAAATAGATATTGTATCACTTATCAAACTAGCTCCATTAGGTTTTGTTTGATTAAAAATTATTTCTGCATCTGTTATTGTACCAATTACATTGCCCTGAAATAAATCTTTAGGACGTTCACTTGTTGTTGTTCTAATTTCTCCGTCTATAAATGCGTTGTCTCCAGGTATTGACAGATTATCTGCACTTAAATCACTAACTTCTATATCATAATGTATATCACCAAATCCCCTTGGTGTAATATTATTCACAAAACCTGTAGCATATTTTACAGTTTCATATGCTACCTGCATTGTATTTTCCATTAGTCCAGTATTAGCATACGCATGTTGATCATGATTAAAAGCAGTAATTATAGGATTTACAAGAGTATACTCGCCAAATTTATGATTGTGCATACTGTAGATTTTTATATTTTTAAAAAATCTTTTATTGCCTCTCTGTAATCCCCACTGTTGTTGAGTTCTATTTGTGTACTTATCTGAAGTTGTATAACTGTTTCCGTCTAAGTCATATGTAGGATCAGCATTATAAAATGTATAATATTTGTGCCATAAATTTCTTATATTTTCTTTAGCATCATCATGAAACCGTATTGTTACTGGTTGATACTGAAAACTATGATGACTTTGTGTTTTTCTATTGTATTGGTTATGAGTTTGCACATCCATTGTATATGCAGGTAAATCTGCACTTTTTACAAGTATTGGAATTTCTAATTGTTGAATGGTATCAAATAGTGTTGCTGCTTCTACAGTAAACTCAAATACAACATGGAATAAGTTACTGTATTTTGGTTGTAACTCATAGTTATTGTCTACAAATGTTTTTGATGCGTGTTTATAATCTCTAACTGTTGCGTCAGAGGTCATTCCATTTAAAAGTGGATTAACACTAGCCATTTATAACTAACTCCTATTAGCCAGTTACAACCTGTCCAACTGTTCTTGTTACTCCTGCACCTATACCATCACCTAATGGTGTTTGAACTGCGTTGTCAAATCTTACACTAAGAGTAATATTTGCTGGTTCTTGTGATGCATAGTCTAAATCATTGTAGTTCACATTTGATATAAAGCACCCGTATAGTTCCCAAGTTTCAAGAACGTTAGGTGTGTTTGCACCGTTACCACCATCTAATAGTTCAAAACGTGTAATAAACTTATAATCAATACCTGAAGCTGCACTTGATTGTTCCATAAAATCAAATTGTTTTTGTACTTGCTCACCTACAAGTTTTGAAACTGCACCGTTTACATCATCACGCAAGTTTACTGTAACCTGTTCCCAAGTATGTTTACCTACTAAGTATACTTTACTGTTGTAGATATCAATCATGTTCTCTTCAAATGTAACACTTGGACGAGTGATATTCATTATTTGTTTTGTCATTTCAGTTCTAGGTGTGCTTACACCAAAGTTTTCAAAACTAGCTCTAAATCGATATTTAAGTTTAGGCATTAACAAGCCTTGGCTTGCTGCACTCTGGTCACCGTCAATAGGTACTGTAAACTTTGTTAATGATGAAACTGACATTTCATTCTGCTCCTAATCTAATTATAAAAGTATTTATCAGTTTTTTGTCATAAAAAATGGGGGTATAAACCCCCATTGTA